CTGATACATATACAGGCTTTCCTAATAGAGAATATCCAAAGTCAAGAGTAGGATCTTCATTGAGTAGGTATCTTCCATCTCCATCTTTTAGAAGTCTCAAAGCTGTAAGTGTCTCAGAATGCATGATAAATACTGCGTTTTGTTGGAATATAGACTTCACAGAATCCTTCAATTTCACAATCTCATCAAGGATGATTGCTGTTGCTGATGCTGCTATGATTGTTTTTGTTACTGTAGAAAGTCCTGCGACCTTTCCAGTTGTTCCATTAAGAAGCTCTCTTTCAATAAATCTTGAGATATCCATTGCCATCACATTGATCACATGATTCACAATATCAAATGCAGAATTATTGATCAGAGAATTACCAATCTTTGTTAATACTCCTGCAAGGAATCCATCTAAATTGATTGATGTGAAGCTTCCTGCTTTGCTCTCAAGATCAGTGAATTCTGTCGCATAGTCCATCATAATCTGATTCTTGTCATCATAAAATGGAATCATGATCTTTCCACCTATATTGTACTTTGTACTCTTTTCAAGCACAGGACAGATATCATATACTCTTGCAATGATCTTCTGTACAATCGTTTGAGGAATTACTGCTCCATTACTTCCTACATCCATATTGACATCAGCTCTTGTCTCTGTGGACAGCTCATCTCTGATGTAATCTGCGAATACCCTCATCTCTGTATCTTCTTGTGATGCTTGTCCATCATCACCTGATGCACCTTGATCAGCATCATCACTTGATTGAAGAACAGCTTCCAGAGTTCTCATGCCTTCGATTCGTTGAATCGTTTCATCAAGATCCTTTGCTTCCTGCTCCAATGCATCGAATTGCGTGGTTTCTTCTTCTGAGAATGCTCTCTCTTCTGTCTCAGCTTTGCTGATCAGATCGTTCATCTTTGTTCTGATCTCAGCCTTTTTCTCAAGTAGTTTCTTGAGTAATTTCTTGTTCATACCTTTTCCCCTTTCATTTTGGAATATGAATTGTCATATATACAAGAGCATTCTCATGCTCATTTGTATCTTATAATCTGAGCTTATTTGCTCTGTGCTTGTACTTAGTTAGATCAATATGCTCTTTTTTGTCTGTGTCTTCAATCACATCTACATCAAATGCTTCCTCGTTGGCTCTGAATTCAAATACAAGTGTATCTTCCTCTCTCATCTCAATGAGTGTGCCAATGTATGCAGGTGATTTGGTGTCATCTACTACTGTTACCTCTTTTAGGATCATATCTTCTACAGTTCGCTCTCTTATGCCATTTTTTCCTTCATAAAATTCTTGTTTTGTAGGAGAGAAGCCAAAACTCCATCCTTTCAAGCGATTTTCCTTTGCCTTTTGGATAACCTCTGCATCCGTTACTCTAAGCTCTGCCTTTAGTCCTATGGAATCCTCTCTAAGCTTTAGAGTGTTATCTGATGTCTTACCTAGTACCCTGTCAGGTCTATGATTCAAAAGTGCAAGGATTTCTCCGCCTTTCTCAATTGCTCGCTGAAATGTGCCTGCTGCTATCTTCTCGATGAATCTCCCTTGATTGTCATATAGTGGTTTAGAGAATCGTTCGACACTTTGGACATAACCCTGAATGATTGCTTCGTTATTTCTTACCTCAATATTCATTTGCTTCCCCCTTCTACTGTCAGATTCCCCTCAGAGTCTACTTTCACAATGCTTGTTGTGTTTGGTGTGAAGTATTCTTTTGTTTTGGTATTGTAGAATACATTTGCAAGACTAAATGGAATCATATCAAGACCTTCAAGCTCTTCCTTGTCTTCCAAATATCGCACCTCGTTTGGAGTGATCCAATTGGATTGCATCGCGAGCTTATAGGCTTCATATCTCTCTTTGATGTTTCCTCTTGTGATCTCTTTTGTATCAAAAGAAAAATAGTGTGAATCTTTCTCACTCTCAAGAAGCAAGCTCTTATTGAGTGCTGATTCAAATGCTGAAATAATAGGCATGATTGCTCTTCTTACTGTTTCATCATAGCTGTCAAAGATATGAAATGCCTTATTGATCTCATCATTGAGTCCTCTTTTTCGCTCATTCATTTGAAGCTCTACCCCTGTATTCCCTGCTTCTTCAAATGTAACTCCATCATTGAGGATCATCATATTGTCTGTATTTTGAGAATAGAGCCTTCTCCATGCATTCTTGAGAGCTGCAAGTGCAGGCTCAGATAGTTTCTTATTCGCTTTGAGGAAGCCTTTTTTGACTCCACCCTTCTTCACTAGCTGCAATTCAAATAATAAATTTTCAAATGCTGTTGAGATTGCATCAGAAATCTCATCCATGAGTCCTATACCTTTGATACCATCCTTTGTATCTCTTAGTAGTGCGATAAATTCCCATAATTCATAGGACTTATCATGTACAATGTACTTCCCATCCTTAAATATTGGATGAATGTCCTTGAAGTATGAGACTGATTCCGCATCCACATAGTGCAGCGATTTCACATCATTTCCATTTTTGTATATATAGCAAAATCCACCTTTATCAAGGAAGTAGTCCTTAATCATGGCTTTTTTTAGCTGATATCCATCCAGTGTGTCACCTGTATCATCATTGAGCAGTGTGCATCTTCTGTCCTCTATATGTTCAATCTTCCTCTTACCATCAATGATTGTCTCTTTGTATAGATATACATCAAGCATTGCGATCGTTCCTGAAATCAAATCAATTGCACTTGATACTACAGGCACAGAAAGAGCATGATTCTTCGTGATTTTTTTATTATTTATCAAAGCTTGGAGAAGTGTATCCTGTACAAGTCCGCTTTCTTCAGGTAGTGGAATCTCTTCTTCGGCTCTAGTCTCTATTTTCTTGAATCTATCCAAAAATCCCATCATTATCTCCTAGTCTCTGTTTTTCTTATCAAAGATGAATAATCCTGCAATAAATAACACTATAATCAATACAAATATGCTTCCTGCACTCATATCATTCACCTTTCTTTTTCTAATATTGTACAAAGAAGTCTCCACTTCCTAAGAAGTGATCTTTCTCAAGTAAGAATACTGCATCCAGGATAGCCATCACCATGTCTATCTTTCCCTTACTCTTCTTCTTGTGTACATACTTTCTCATGGTCGTATCATAGGTGACTCTTGCATTTTGGAAGTTAATCTCAAGAAGCTTATTTTTCTCATATCGTACTTGCTCATTGAGGATCTTCTCTTCCAGTAGCTTGGTCGCTGTATGTAGAGTGTCAGAGTGCTGTCTTACCTGCACAGTGTTGAGTCCTGCTTCTTCCCATTTCTGAGCGGATGACAGAGCATTGCTTCTATCAAATCCAATTGCCATGATCGTGCAGCTGAATCTCTCTTCGATACCAATCACAAAGTCCTCTATCACCTTGTAGTCTATAGTCATATTCCCGCAGGCAATGCATTTTCCTGTCTTTATGAATTCATTGTAGTCTATCTTCTCAAATCTATTTTTTTCTTCAATTCTGCCCTCAGGTATAAAGGCATAAGAATCAATTAATATGTTGTCATTATCATCTACTGCTGTAATTGCTACAGAGCAGTTATCCGTTGTAATTGCCAAATCCACTCCCACATAGACATTCATTCCTGTAAAATCTACGTGTGTACTTCTACATTTCTGTACATAATTGACATCAATGTATGTCTCAGTGCCTGCTCCTTGATAGATGATATTGCAGTGCTTTGTCAGGAAGTTTTCTCTGACTGATTCCATTGCAATTGCTTTGGCTCTTCTCTTGAGCAGATCATCCCATATCTCAGGTATATCAAGTGCCACAGGATTTGCATGTTTTAGCACGTTATCATTATTCATCCAGTTCTTAGTGTCATCAGGCTCAAATAATAGTGCAAATACGGTATCATCCTTCTCTATTCCATCCAGTACCCTCTTTGCATACTCTACTTCATCCTCAAATGGATTATTGATTGTTGGATACTTGGTGCTAATGATACATCCTAGTCTATTCTTGATGTTTAATTGACCTGATCGCATGGCTTCAATTGCGTAATTGTTCGGCAATGCTCCTACTTCATCAGCACAAAAGGCTGTAGGAAGCTTCCCATCAAATCTTGATGTAGTGTAATTGAGTGGGAAGTACGCATTTTCTTTGAGAGTGAATGTAATGGAATCCCTTAATATCTTGAATCTTTCAGCATCTTGGTACTTATATATGAGTGGTGAAGCCTTGAGTGTCTCTTCAATTGCCTGCTTCACTTCTCTTGAGAGCGATCCATCAGGTGCTACTGAGTAGAATTTGCTGAATCTTGGCTCTAGTATCATAAGCAAGATAAATATCGTTGCGACTGTGTATGATTTGAAGTTTTTTCTCCCAATCTCAAGCAGTCCTGTATGATATCTCCTTCTCTCATGATCATCTCTATGCACTGTGCATAGAATTGCAATATAGAAGAGCCATTGATACCCTGTAGAGCATTCATAAAGTGTCTGTCCTGCTTTTAGTCCTTTTGGCATGATCAGGAGTTTTAATATTCCTTCAATCTGTGATACTACTTTCTCATCAATACAATAATTCTTATCCTTTCCTTCCCAAATCTTATTGAATAATCTGCACTGCTTCTTCACATACTTTGGAGTATAGGAATTCCTTCCAGTGCATTTCTTGGCATATAGATAAGCCTTGTTGTTAATCACTCTTTATCCCAAGAGCTTCAAATAGTGGGTCAGGCTCATCATTAGCTCCTTGCTTCTTTCTGAGAGTAGTAATGATCTTGATGAGAGTCTGTACTGTTCGATTGCAGCAATCAGCAGTTTTGTTATAATTTGAGATAGCAGGATGTGTATATAGATTCTTTCTTCCCTTCACATACTCTTTTTCTACAAGAGTGCCTTCTTCCTTGATGCTCTTCTCTAATTCAGAGAGCATGTTCAATTGTACTTGGTATGTCTTGAATGTAGTAAGGAAGAAGAAATTCTGCTCCACTCCATACTTCTCAGCTATTTCAAGAATCTGCTTTGCTTGCTCATTCAGATTTATTGCCATATCTTACACCTCTATCTTCACAGCTTTCTGTCCTGTGTACTTCTCCCATCTAGCAATTATCACATCTATGTAGTGTGGATCAATCTCCATCATGAAGCAGTTCCTATCTATTTTTTCACAAGCTATAAGTGTGCTTCCTGATCCACCATAGATGTCTACTACATTTGCACCTACTTCACTGAATCTCTGAATAAACCATTCAGACAGTCTCACAGGTTTCTGTGTTGGATGATGTCGCTTTTTGTCAAATTCTTGCTCAGTTCCAAATAAACCAGCCCACTTGATTCTTGCAATATCTCTCTTGTGTCTCTTTTTACTCCATACAAGCTCAAAGCATGATCCGTACATCTTATCAGCACTATCATCTAGTCTCTTATCCCATACTATCCAAGACCCCTCATTCTTTCCCTGTAGATGCTCAGAATAATAATCTGCACCAAATAGGAATGTTTCCTTACACTTAGCAAAGTTTTCAAATACTGTTGTGATAAGTGCAGGAGTAAAATCATCATGATCTCCTATCACTTTCTTATATTTGTTTCCTTGCTTTACTCCTTTGTCTTTTGTAAAGTCTAATATATCTTTCATTGCTGAATAATCAGTATCTAAATACATACCATATGGTGGATCAGTATATACTATATCAGGATTCACCCCCCCTATAAGATCAAGCACTTGCTGTCTATTGGTGGCATCTCCACACATCAATCTGTGGTTTCCCAATTGGTAAATATCTCCAAGCTTTGCACTTGGCTCTTCAGGAATTTCTATATCTACATTATCAATGGATTCATCATACTCTTGATCAGGCTCATCAATCCATTCATCAAAGTCAAATCCTGCAATTGAGATATCAAAGTCAAGTGCAGTCAATTCTTCCAGCTCAATCTTCAGGAGTTCTCTATCCCATCCTGCAAGCTCAGCAAGTCTATTATCAGCAAGTATGTAAGCTCTCTTTTGCTCTTCAGTAAGATCCTCGATAAATAAGCAAGGTACTTTCTTCAGATCAAGCTTCTTAGCTCCCATGATTCTTCCATGTCCTGCTATTACATTGTGATCACCATCTATCAGCACAGGATTGATGAATCCAAATTCCTTGATGCTATTTGCTATCTGTGTGATCTGCTCTTCTGAATGTGTCCTTGCATTATTCTTGTAAGGCTTCAGTAGGCTTATCTCTATCTCTTCATACCTTCTCATGATCACTCCATT